CTCCTGGAGTTGTATGATAAACCCATCCTTCATTTGTTCCAAATGTTATTGTTGCATTTGATCCAACGAATACATTGTTGTAAACAGTTCCACCCATTTGCATTCCGAACGGAAGATTCATTTGAACCCCAGCATCATCTACTCCAGCCAAAACATTTGTGCTAGTTCCAATAGTGGCTTGTAAATTGTTGACTGCTGTTTGGGCAGCATCAATAGCAAGGTTTGCTTGAGTTAATTCGGTTTGTGCAGTTGCTTGTGCTGTAGATGCGTCTGTTTTTGCTGCAACGGCTTCAGATATTGCTGTCTGAGCCTCTGTTATTTGTGTTGTTATATTATTTATGGCGGTAGTTGCAACAGTTACTGTAGCCTTTGCATCTTGAACTACCTGAGAACTTTGATCTATTGGGGTAACAGATAAATCAACATTATTAATAGTATTAATAGCGGTTTGAACATTATTTATTTCTGCATTAGCCAGAGATATTTTTGTGGCTACCTCTGCTGTAATACCTTGGGCTTGGGAATATTCGGTTTGTGCTTGTGTTACCTCTACCAATGCCGTTTCAGTGGCTGTAATGGCTTGCTGAACCTCTGTAGTAGCGGTTGCAAGTGCTGTATTAACTGCCTGTTGAGCAGGACTAACAACAACTTGCTCTTGATTTTCTGTGGCGCCAGCATGATCTGGTGCCATTATGCCAAAGATTGTTACACATAAACCCACCCCAAAGGCTATTATTAGTTTACGTTTAAAACTTGTCAATTAGGGGCTAACTCCAATGTGTAATTGTACGTCTAATTATATCATTTATTATTTAATTAAACATAAAAATACAATAAAAAAAAGGGTAGAAATTAATCTACCCTTTAATTTAAAGAAATTAATTACCTCTTTTTAAAACCAGTTGGACACTTTGGGCTTACCGCTGTGACTTTTTTGGTTGATTTACCTTTGACACATGTAATTGTAGTCTTAGGAGCAATCATTAATTGAAGTTGTTCAATTTGCTTTGTAATAGATGCAATAAGTGCTACAATTCCATTAAGGACATCAGCATTGCTAGTTGCGCCATCGGCAATCTTGTAAGATACAGTTTTTGCTGCATCAGTTGCTACATAGGCTGGAAGATCTACGATCATATTGTATGCACCGTTGACATTGCCAACAGTAAATCTATATGTCTTAACACCCTGAGCAAATGTATCTGCTGAAGTAGGAGCAGCAATTGCTGTCAATCCACCACCAGAAATGGCAACGCCACTTCCAACTGTAGATGAATCTGCAACTTTTGCACCATTAACATCTGTAGCAGAGATTGTCAATGTAGCAATTTCTCCTGGAACATAAGAGTTCTTGTCAAGAGATGCTGTGTACTTATTGACACCAAGACCACAAGCAGCAATAAACTCGTTTGAGTAAATTTCAGATAGATCTGATAGTACATGCTTGATTCTTACAATAGAAGAACCAGATGTAGCAGCGCATGTCCAACCACCAGTTTGTACTGCTGTAGCAGATGATGCTCCACCTACTGAAACTGCAGTAATTTGAGAAGTATATTTTGTGGTATCAGCGGTTGGAGTAATTCCAGCCAATTGATTACCAGCAGCATCTCTAACTACAAAGTCATAAGTTCCTGTACGTGCTCCATTAGATAATGCAATATCCACTCCTGTTACGGAAATTGATGCTGCACGACCTGAAAATGCAATACTTTTAGTTGCAAGAGTTGTACCATTAAAAGTAATTGTAATTGTTGTATTTACTGGTTTGTTTTCATTTGCAGTTCCTTGAACTACATATAAAACTCCAGAAGTACCTGTTTTTGCTGCTGTACTAACCTGTGTGCTTGGAGCAGCATCCCATGCTACTACCGCACCATTAGTTGCAGTTGCTTGAATTACACCGTTAGTTGATAGTTGTGCTGCATAAGCATCCATTGCACGAACGTTTACGTATCCAGTTCCTGCATTAGTAACAAGTGTTGCAGTTGCAATATCTGCGTTAGACGTTAATGTTCCTGCTGTTGCTGAATCTTGTACACGAACATAAGAATCTGCTACAGACAAAACGTTTGTTTTTACGGTTGTTCCAGCATAAATAGTTTTAATATCAATAGTAGAAGTGGTTGATCCAACTTTCTTCTTTTGTGTTACCGTTACGGTACCTGCACCATTAATAGTCAACTTAACATTTGTTGGCAGTGTAACTGCTGTTGATGTTGTTGCTGTAAAAGTAAAAAGTTTACCTAAATTGGTAAGTGCTGCTCCAGTAGGGTTTGACCCTGCTGCAGTATAGTTTGTAAATGTTGCAGGACCTGATATTTCTAAAGATACGTTATCGTCTGCGGTTGATGCTAATGTGTCTGATGTTGTCAAAGCAACAACAGCATTAACGCCAGCCTCAGCCTTTGTTGTATCTGTAAGAACGGTCACTCCATAAGCACCGCTAGCCAGTGTGTCGGATAATACATATCCAGCACTTACTGCTGCCTGTGCTTGAGGAATTGCAACAAAAAATGTGCTTGTTAGGGCTGCAGCCATAACTAAAGCGACTCTTTTAAATGAATTCATTTTTCTCCTTGTTTGTTTATATTAAGTTAAGTTTATCCAAGAAATCCTTGACATCGTCAGGTATTTCCCGATTATCCAATTCTACCACACGTTGTTGTTTTTCCGCAAGTCGAGTTGCAGAACTCCAAGTATGGACATCTATCTCTGTATTATTAGTCTTTGCTGTATGGGATATTGCTCCAAATACTGCCCCACAAACAGCATCGGCTAAATCTTTTGATTTTTTACGGGGGTGATCAACCCTATTACCTTTCATTATTTTTAATTCTGACATTTCTTCAAGTAAAATTGGAATCATTGGGATAGCAACACGTTCTTCATAAATCATCATAGCCAAATCTTCATAGTGTTTTTTAGCAACTGATACAGTTTCTGTCCTAATTCCAACAGCCTGCAACTCATTTTGAATATCAAAAGACTGCCAACGGTCAAATGAAACCATGCCAATATTAAAACCTTCTCTGCGAAGATTTATGATCCATTGTTTTACTTCTGACAAATTAACTGGGCCTTCTGCTCTTGGTTCCCACCAGGCAACGGCATCAACAATAACGATTGGGGCAACTTGCTCGTAATCTTTGATTACTTGAATGTTTACCCATTTATCTACGTGAGCAATTGCTACTGCACACTTGTCATGTTTTTGTGCAAGGTCAGCATGAATGTAATAGACCTTGTCTGGATCTGGTTTAAAGGTTTCATCAAACCTTCTAAAAGCATCTAAAGGGTTTCTAGTATTCATGCATTTTTCTAATTTTTCTTTTTGTTTAAAAAATGCATCAGAAGCAAACGTTGGAACACAAGCAAAACGCATCATAGCATCGCCCAGGTCTGTATAAAAGGCTAGTTTAAAATCATCAATTTTTCTTGTTGGGTTTACTTCCCATGTTGGTCTTTTAAGTGCTAAGATTCTTGGAACTTTATAAGAAACTATATGATCTTCTTCCCAAATAATTTCAAATTGATTGTTTGGATCATCATGTGGCAATTCTTCATTCATAATAAAAATATGTTTTTTTTCAATAGTTTCTTTTTCCATAATTACATCATCATATCTTTTAGAAATAAAATCTCCTTGATAACGAGGGAATGAAAGCAGCACAACCTTACCAAGATCTGGGAAACGAGAATCTACAGAGCCACGAAAGGCTTTATAGATATTTTCTGCAGTCTTACCTTGTTCATTACCAGTGCCAACTTCACTAGCAAAACCAGAAATTTCATCAAGCACAGCAAGCAACAAATTCAAACCTTCATGTGACTCTCTTTCTGAGTGACCAGAATAAACAGTAATTGATTTATCAAACTCAACGCTGTCAGCCTTTGCGTTATATTTTCCTGCGAACCATGGTGACTTTTCAATTTTAGTTTTAAAACCTTTAAAGAATACGTTCTTTGCTTGTTGTGCATTAATAGCAACGTTAATTAAATCTATTGCGTCTCCTGATGGCTTACCAAAATATTTTGCTGGATCTTTAAGACATAGTAGTTTGTATACTATGTATGCACAGGCTACTGTAGATGTAAAGTCTTTACCGCTACCCTTGCCAAGTTGAAGAATAATTTCATTTTTAGTATATTTATCATAATACCTTGCTCCTTCTACAGAGCCATACAATTCTTGTAAATCTTCTTTTTTATATATTTGACTCATTGCCTCTACAATGTCATACTGAATAGAAGACAATGGTGGTTGACCAAGATAATCAGAAGACTCAACAAATGTTTTAGCGTCTACTGGCTTTTCTTCAAATTGATTCTCTTTTAATACCTCTAGAAAATCATTGAACATCGTGGACAATTGTAATCACTTCTCCTTCTTTGGCAATCTGAGAAAGACGCTGCATAATTAAATCACGCACTTCTGGGTGGGTTGAAGCAATATCTCTTAGAATTGCAACAAGAACTTCTTGTCGCCTTTCGATTTCAACCATTTCTTCTGCAAGTTCTTTGTTTTCTAAAAGACCTGCCTTCTGCAACATTTCAATTCTAGATTTTTCAATATCCATTACTAGTTTAATTGCCTGAGTTTTTGCACTAAGATTATTAGTCATGCTTGACTCATCAATAACTTCATAAGCCTTTGTAATAAGTTTACTATAGTGTGTGTCAGCACCTGCAAGGGCTTCTTTAGCACGAGCACGAATAGCATCATTGGCAGAAGCCATGACTTTCCATTCGTTAATTAGTGAAACTACACGAGTACGTGGCATGTCCAATTCTTTAGAAATTTTTGTTGGATCTTGACCTTTAAGGTATTCTGTAACTACTTTATTAACTTCATCAAGATGTTGAATTAATTCTGCTTCAGTTGACATTTTTTTCCTTTGCTATTTTTAGTAACACCAAATATCCTATTAAGTCATCAATGTCGTTATCCCCAGGATAGTCTGTGCCTTTCATAAGGCGACTTAACTTGTCATCAATTCTAACTTTAAGTTGTTCTGCTGGATCAGATTTACTAAAAATTCTTACAGGATCAAGTGCAGAGTCTCCGTATGCTATATTTTTTTCTATAAGCATTTGTGCTATAGCATGACAAGTTTTCCAAATTTGCCTACCAGATGGCGCACCCAATGAATGAATATATAAATCATCACACTTAAAGTCTTTAACATCTGCGTAAACTGGTTGTAATCTCATCTTTTTGATTTCCTTAATCCAAATTTTGCAAGGTATACATAAATAGTTTCAACACTAGTTTTGCACTCCTTAGCAATTTCCTGTGGAGACTTTTTGTCCATAACAAACCTTTTACGGAGCCAAGCCTCGCTTGTATACAGTTTACCACTCATAGTACTATTTGTCAAACCCTATTGCTTTATCCCAATTATTAATAGCCCAATGACCTATACCACAGGCATCTGCAATATCATTATCTGCAATAATTTTATTATAGTTAATTTCAATTAATTTCATTGTTCTTTGTTTTCTGATTTCTCGTTCATACGTTTTATACCAAGAGTCTGATTTTCCAGGATTTTTAGATCTAACCTCTAACTGTTCTTCTTTTGTTAGTTTTTTGTTACCTAAATAATTTTGCCAGGTAATTGGTGCTACCCTGCCAATTTGCTTAGTTCCAGCCAGCCCTGCTCCTCCTAATAGTGCTCCTTGCACAAGGGCCAGATCTGCAGCAGTCTTTGGGCTATTCATAAATACAGTATGCTCTATTACGATTGCTTCAAAACCACCATAATATTTAAAAAATGCTTTTGTTTTAGCGCAGGCATCCATTACCTTTTCATAATTTGTATTACCTTCAAATTTTATTTTTCCAACAATGCCAAGTTTTTTATTATTAAATAAAGCAAATGCAAGACTGTTTGTACTTGCATCAATAGCACAAATAGTTTTAGGTAATAACTCTATGCCCCATTTATTCTTGCTCATAGTCAAAATATCCCTTGATTTCTTTTAACATTTTATCTACAGCCTTTTTACTAACATTACAATTTGAACAAAATCCTGATTCATTATAAATAGAAAGATCAACACCACAGCCACCAAGACATTTCCTAACTTTGCCTTTTCTTTTTTGGCTACGAGTTATTCTATATCTTTCTGTTATTTTTTCTTTGGTGGCATCATCCCTACACTTTGTTCCGCAATAAATTTGATAACTTACTTTTGGAGAAAAGTTGGTGTTACACCTTTCACATAGTTTCACTTATTCCCTCAAGAGGTTTTATTTTTATAACCCCTGCTTCTGCCTCTGCACAGGCTTTTTGAATAGGGCAAACTTTACAGATTTTTGAATTTGCTCTATATGTTTTTACTGGAAGATTTCTGTCTTCCCAAGCCTTACGAACTTCTCTCATCCAGTCAAAAGCATAGTTAGTCCAGTTACGGTAATTTTCATCAAGTTTTACTGGTAGTGTTAATAACTCATGATTATTTTTATTTTCATATATTAAAACACCTTTATCTTTTTTTAATATCTTCATATACATTAGCAACTGCATTAGGTGTCCACCCTTTGCTTTTCTACTTGCTTTTTTATATTCAAAACCATCATTTGGCATTGTCTTTATTTCACCAAGGATAGACTCTCCTTTGTAATCAAGCATTACATCGCCATAACCAAAGATAGGAGGATCGTCTGCCTTAACTGTAAACTCTAACGCTGGATGTTTTTGTTTTCCATATTTGCGTTCTGTTTCAAACTCCATAGTTTTATCTAAAATATCTGCTTTAATCATTGCATCTTGAATTCGATCATGACTTAAAGTACCACTTGTTCGATTGGCAACTCCATATGGATCGGCATTATCATAAAATACTGCTCCGTCAAAAGCAAGATACCAAAACCTTGCACACTCTCCAGCACCATATGTAATCCCAGATGGAGAAAAAGAATATTTTTTAGTAAATTTTGGTTTAATATCGGCAATATATCCTTGCTGAATAGCATCTACCAAACCTTCTGTATACTCAATGTCGTCATTATGTCTTGGCTCATCTACCTTAATCATAATTTGTTTTAATAAGTTTTTTGTCATTTTTTTATCCTTTGTTTTATATAAGTATACCAGGTTAGCGCATTATGTACTTTAGTGCTGATACCAGGTTGTTGATTGATTCTGCTGCTGTGAAATATATGTTTTTCTTTGCCCTGTCACTTTTGTCTACATTGGCCATCCATGTAGCCCTAAATGACATTTTAGATGCAATAGCCTGTAATCTGACAATTTCTAAACTTGCTACTTGTACAGGGATATCTGGTTTAATAATAAGTTTGGCAATCATTGTTAAAGCGGTAGTTAATTCTTCGTCTTGCATGTAATCAGCAATTTCAGTTAATCCATTAACCATATCCAGAGTTGTTCCTGTTATTTGTGTTGGTTCTGTCATTTTATTCTCCATCTGTTAATTGTTCTAGCATGTTCATTTCAATTATGGCAAGTCTTACTTTTGTGTTACCCTCTCCAAGAATTACAACAATGGCTGGAGACTTGTCCCTACCTGCTTGAATAGAATCAGTAACAGCCTTAGCCCATACATCTTTGTTTAATGTAAAAGATTTATTGGCTTCTTTAAAGTCAACAACAAATCCTCTCCAGGTAGCATCTCCCTTTTGGGTATTTCTGCCTGAATTTTTATGTTGTTTTGCACCAATTCTTTTAGATTCACTTCTTTCACTCATCAATAAAATCCTTTTTCTTTCTTTTAGGTGGTATTAATCCAACTTTTGATATATGTTTTTTAGAACACATCCAAGTTGCATCTCCAGTTTCTCTCCAATATCTTAAAGACAAGACTTCTTCTTGACAAGTTTTGCATGGAAATTTTCCTGGATATACTGTAAATTCTTTAGACATTACTCAACTTATCTTTTAACTGTTTTTGTAAGTCTAAATCTTCTTTAATCCTATTAACAATTCCATCTCTTCCTTGTACTTTTGTGCCATCATCTAATTGATACCATGCACCAGTTCTATTTAATAAACCAACAGACTCTGCAGTATCAACTAAGTCTCCTATTGCATCAATACCAATATCGTTTCCACGGAAATAAAAATCATATTCCCCTGATTGAAAACCTGGAGATGTTTTAGAAAATTGAAGTTCCCAACGAATTTTTCTTCCTATTTTTTCTTCAATTAATTTATCACCAATTTTTATTTTACCCTTAATTGCTTGATTATCTGACTCTGATGAAAATAATTTAATAATACAAGATGAATAAAATTTAGTAGCCTGTCCCCCAGATGGTTGTTGGCTAGTGTACATTGCGCTAATATTATTTCTTGATTGTGAAATAAGAACAAGTAGAGTAGGTTTTACTTTATTGTTGGCATAATTAAGCATTTTCCAAGCATTGCTAAAGTCTCTAGATTCTGCACCTATTTGTTTTGTGTTTTCAAGTGCTTTCATTTCGTCCGTATCTTTTTCAAAATATATGGCAGGAAGCATTGAAGTAATTGAGTCAACAACAATAAGATCAACTCCAGCATTCATTAAACCAACGCCAACATCTACCATATCACTAATAGTTCTTGCTTGTGAATAAATTAACTTAGTCGGATCTACTCCTAACTGCCGTGCCCAATCTTCAGAATAAGACATTTCAGAATCAATCCATGCACAAACCTTACCTTCTGCTTGCGCTAAGGCAATCATTTGTAAACACATAGATGACTTTGCTGATGATTTGCTACCCCAAATAAGAACTTGTCTTCCATATGGTAGTCCACCACCCAGAGCACGGTTTAAACCAAAACTTGGGGTCGGTTGATACTCAAAAGTAACGCCCTCTCCTGTGCCAAGACGCTTTCTAATTCTTGGGTCTAACTGTGATAATACATCTTCTACACTAACTGACATTTACATCCTCCATTATTACTGTTCCGTCTTTTGTTTTACCAAAACTAAATTTGTAAGACTTTCCCTCTTCAATATGCATATATGCTTTTGGAAATGCGGTAGGAAATACTGTTACAGAGTGTAAATCTCTTGCAGTATCTGCTAAAGTTAACGAAGCCATTTTTTTTCCAGCCTTTGTCATTCTTGGTTTAAATGAAACAACAAACATTTCATCTTCTGTATAAGGCAACTGCTTATAACTTAAAAATTTAACAAGTGCGCTTGAAGATCCTTTTATTTCATCAACAGGAATTGCAGAAACAATCCTATTGTCATTACAAAGAACCAAGTAAGTACGACCTGTCTCAATAGTCGTATTTTCATCATCGAATATACCGACACTCCCAGTTTTATCCAGAATTTCAACTCTTGACCATCCTTTCCCTCGTTTAATTGCTTTAACCATACCCAAAAGAATAAAAGAACCCTTTTCTTCAAATGAATCTATATCTTGAATAAATGCATAATAGTGAGAAGGAATCGTAATATTAAATTCTGGAAGGTTTAAATATTCATAAATGTTTTCTTTAATTTCAGCATCATTTCTTGGATTATCTGGAAATGTCGCTGCACCAATAACCCTAAGAGCATTAAGCGCTCTACTGTTTACTCCATTACCTTTTGTAAAGGTAAACTCTTCAAGTTCTTTGTATGACTTAAATGGACGAGCAGCAATATATTTAGCAGCAATGTTATTAGAAATAAATTTAATTCCAGTTAGTCCAAACCTTATACCCTTACCCTCAATTTTAAAATCAAAATCAGAGTCATTAATGTGTGGAAGTTTAACAGATATACCCATACGTTTTGCCTCAATAAGATATTCTGTACGACCATCTTTGTCTTTTTCATTTTTAAGAAGAGCAAACATAAATTCAAGAGGATAGTAGTACTTTAACCACGCCGTCCAGTACGAGAGAGTAGAGTAAGCAACTGCGTGGCTCTTGTTAAACGAGTACCCCGCATGTGCCTCGAAATCATGCCATAAATCACGAGCCTGATTAGGAGCAATATAGGCAGAAGCACCACTAACAAAACGCTCTTTATAAGTATCGAACTCTTTCGCATCTTTCTTCTTTCCAATAATTTTACGAACTTTGTCGGCATCAGACATTGACATACCACCTAAGTGAACGCAAGCCTGCATAACTTGTTCTTGGTATAGGATACACCCATATGTATCATCAGTAAATTCTTTCATAATTTGATGAATATATGACACATTTTGCTTACCATGCTTACGAGCAATATAGTCTTTACCAATAGTATTCATGGCTCCTGGACGTACTAATGCGTTAGAGGCTGCTAATTCGTTAAAATTCTTTACCCCCATTTTTACTAGAAGGTTTGTATATGGTGTTGCTTCACACTGAAATACACCTTTTGTATATCCATCTGAAAGCATTTCATATACCTTTGGATCTGCCATATCAAGAGATAATAAGTCAATATCTTTATAATGATTTTCTTTAATCATATTTATGCAATCTTTTACTACACTTAAAGTTTTAAGACCTAATGCATCAATTTTAATAAGACCAATTTTTTCAGCCTCTTCCATATCAATACCAACGACTGGAATTCTATCGTCAGATCCAGGAGAAGAACGAGTTTCCAACGGCGCATATCTAAAGATTGGATCTTTGCTAGTAACAACTCCTGCAGCGTGAATACCAGTACCCCTAATACGACCACGTAATTGCTCTCCATAAATTTCCACCTCTGGGTATTTTTCTCTAAACCATTCTGTAGTTTTAGATGTACAGTATTCATCCCAAGTATCAACAAGTTTTAAAACCTTGTTAACATCTGTAAGTGGAATATCTAAAACTCTTGCAACGTCTCGTACAACACCTTTATCTTTAAATTCAAGGAATGTTGCAATAGATGCTACATGTCTATATTGTCTAACTAAATAATCTTTTACTTCATCACGGCGAGTATCTTGAATGTCTGTATCAATATCGGGAAAGTCATTACGTTCTGGATTAATAAAACGAAAGAATAGCAATCCATGCTCTAATGGATCTATGTCTGTAATGCCAAGAAGGTAACAAACCAAAGAGCCAGCGGAAGATCCACGACCTGGACCAACCAAGATTCCTTCTTTTTTTGCCCAAGAAATCATATTTTGTACTACAAGAAAGTATGGTGCAAATTTTTTATCTTTAATAACAGACAATTCTTCATCAAGTCTTTGCTCATAAGAATCATTACCTAACCAGTTAGAGTTTAACCTTTTTTCTTCTAAAGCGCTAAGTGCTAAATTTGCTAATTCTTGGTCTGGATTTTTATACTGAACAGGAAGTAAGTTAAGATTATCCTTAATATCATAATCTTCTACTGTGTCTGCTAGCAATACTGTATTTGAGTATATGTCTTCTCTATTAATACCCTGCTTTTCCATTGCTGCTTTAATTTCTTCATAAGAAAGAAGATGAATGTCAAACTTGTTAAATGTTATATCACGATCATGACCATACAAATAATCAAGTCTTTCCATCATATCTGTTTTCTTTTTAGACTTTTCATATGTTGCTTCTTTATTAACTTTACCATGTGTATTTAAAATTAACTTAAATTCTTGAACTTCTTTTTGTGATTCGTCTGAATGATGACAATCTGGAGTAACAACAACCTTAATGTCAAATTCATCTGCAAGTTCAATGAGATATTTATTTATTTCTGGTGTGTTATGTGGCATAACTTCAATATAGTAATCACTAGAAAATGTATCTTTAAACCATTTAATATGCTTTTTAGCAAGTGCAAACTCTTGTTCTTCTAGTGCCTTAACAATAACACTACTAGGACATGCAGATGTTACAATAATGCCTTCTTTATATTTTTTAAGAATTTCAAAATCAAACCTTGGCTTCTTAAAAAATCCATCTGTCCATGCTATTTCACTGATCTTGTTAAGATTTTCTAAACCTTTTTGGTTCTTGGCTAGAAGAATAATGTGATTGTAAACAAGGTCTTGCTGACCTTCTCTTTCAGACTTATCTCTTTTATCTGATATGTCTGCACACATATATCCTTCTAGACCAAGGATTGGCTTAAGACCCTTTTCTTTTGCAGCACGATACAACTCTCTGTGACCAGAAAGTGTACCGTGATCTGTAATTGCAAGAGCGCTCATACCCAACTTGCTAGCACGGTCTACATACTCTTGTGGAGTTGCTATGCCGTCAAATAGGGAGTAGTGAGTATGAATATGTAAGCCTACATAGTTCATCTATTACCAGTCTACGTTGGTAGCAGAAGAAGTTGATGGACTGTCAAAGCCTAAATAAAATGCTTCTTGTTCAGCATAAGGAATTTTCTTTAATGCTAATTCAAGAGCATATGGCTTAATTGCTGACCAGTCAAATGGTTCTTTATCTGGTGCTGATGGAATTAATGTATAACTGGTTTCAGTACCCTGACCATTACGCTTTAATTTCCAAGTTAGATTTGATATGCTACCTGTCTCAAGTGCATATTCACGAATAGTATTAAATGCGGATTGTTTGCTAACACCCATTGACCAAATAGCCACATAAGGTGCTTCAATTCCATCATCTACAAGTACGTTGCAATAAAAACGTAGACGGGCACGCCAACCAGCCTTTGGATCTTTGCGGTGCATTTCTTCCGCCCAGTCACGACCTTCTGACTCCATTGTGTCTACAGCCTTGCGCTTATAGTCTTTTGGATTTGTATGTTCTTTAACAACTAGAGCAAGACCACGTTCTGCATTATAACTTGCAGAGTCTTCATCTAGTTCTTCAATGAAACGAATTTTTACTGCTTGTCCATCGGCAATTTTTAACCATCTTACCTTTGGAGAGTTTTCATCATATTTTGGCTTGTCGAGCAGGGCATTTATATTTTTGAGTCCCTTTACTACGCTCATGTTTTCTCCTTTGTTTGTTATATTTAGTTTAGCATAGTAGATATAGAATTGTCAAACTGAAACTCGAGTTTTCTTATTGACTCATCATCCATATCTCCTATATCTTTATATTGTTTTTCTAAGTTAACAACAGTTACTAATGACCCAAGTTTTTCAATTAACTTTTCTGTCATAATAACTCCTGCTTCATCATTATCTGCTATTAGTACAACGTTGTTGAAGTACTTCTCTAATAGTCTGATTTGTGATACAGACACATTAGCACCCAGAGTTGCAACTGCTGGGAATCCTACTTGGTCTAGTCTAATTGCATCAAAAGATGATTCTACAACATAGACTGTGCTTGATGTTTTTATTCTGTTTAAATTAAAAAGAATCTTGCTCTTAGGTAGCCCTGGAGTATTTTTAAAATCTTTTCCTTCAATAGTTCTAGCAACAAATCCTAAACACATACCTTCGTGATTATGCATAGGCACCGTTACGGAATCTTGTTTTTCAGAATATCCAAGAGCAAACTTTGCCATAGAATCTTTTGTAATTTTCCTACCTTCAAAATATCTTATCGCTCTTGGGGATTCCATTGCTTGATTGTTTAATCTTTTAATAAGCAACTCATCAAACTGAACAAAATCTGGTGGACTATATAGCGTTTTATTAATAACACTTGTTAAATCTGTTTCTTGATCCTTGGCTCTAATATATCTAACCGACTCAAAGTATGTCCTTCCAGAAACAGTCATTACAAATTCTTCTAAACTTTTTGTAATTTGACAACTAAAACAAAAAAATCTACCAGATTCTTTTGATATTTCGCCTGCAGGAGTTCTTGTGTTATTGTGATATGGGCAAAAAACTATTAATTCATTTCCAAATTCTGCCTCAACGTCAGTGCCTATTCCATTTAAAACTCTTTTAATTTGTTCTTGTGTATATATATCTGTCATTCTATTTTCCATCTTCATAATCTTTATATCTGTAATAACCTTTATCAAAATCTACTTGTACTAAAAAATCCCCCATAAAACCATTTCTATTTTTTCTAAATACGCATTCAATAATATCACTATTTGTAGCACGACCTAAAGCCATTACCCAGTCAGCATCATAAGCGATTTGTCTAGACCATGCAGTTTGACCAAGTGTTGGAGCACTACTTAAATCTTTTACATCATCTGGTGTAGCAGAAGAAATAGCAATAATTGGAACTTCTTCTGATATGGCCATAAGTTTAAGTTCACGAGAAAGGTTTTTCATACGTACAGTTTCATTATCAGATTTTTGGTTTGGAGACATAAGTTGTAAGTAATCTACAATAACAAAGTCTGGCTTATATTGATCAATCTTTCCACGAATAATAGATGGATTTAACTCTCCACCATTGTCGTTAGATATAATATGAAATTCTGGTTTACCCGCTATTTTATTTGCATGCCAGTTTTTAAGCATATCAAGTTCTACTTCGCCATTACTTAGTTTACGATGAGACCAAACGCCTTCACCCATAATTGCAAATACACGGTTACGAACTTCTGTTTCAGACATTTCTAATGAAATAATTAATGGAGACTTACCCTGTTTCCATGCTTGCACTGCAAAGTAAAGAGCCATCCAAGACTTACCAATTCCAGGATACGCAAGAAATACTCCAAGTTGACCTGGCATAATTCCAGACGGAAGATAGTTATCAAACCCTGGAAGGTTGGTCTTAATTCCAATTTGACCAGTCTCTTTTTGTTCTTGAATTTTTTCATAGTATGCAAGGGCAGATTCAAGATCTGTAGCATCAATATCACGTATGGCAGATGTGTTTTTCTTTAATTCAGAAGTTTTTGTAATAAGGCCATTAAGGGCTTCTGATCCATTGCCTCCCTGAACCTCTCCTGCTGCCGTCCTTAAAATGTCCTTTAGGCTATCGTTTAAATATTCAGTTTGTAACTCTTCAAGGTGATGCTTGGTGGCACCTACGCCCTCAACTGGCTGAAAATCTCTAAACTTTTCAACAACTAAAGATACTGGCGGAACGGAACTATTATTGTCAAAATATAAACGAATAAAATTCCAAATATCATTATGAGTTCTAAGAAGGTTTTCAACATTTGCCTGTAACAAAACATGCATTTGTTTATCTTGTAGTACTGCCGAAATAACTCTTGCCTCTGTATTATTCACTAAGCCACCTTCTTGCTAATTTTCGTCTTTCTATTCTTTCTAAGTTGTCCTGTTCAAAATCTTTTTTACCACTAATAATTTTTTCTGCATTGTAAGCAAAATAATTCCAGTTTGGCTCCTGAGCAATGCTAAAATAATATTCAAGTAAGTCGTAGCAACCAGATACGCCATAAGACTCTATAAGAGCATCTGAAGCCCATTGCTCTACGTTTAAATTTAAAGATGGCTTTTGCTGATACTTTGCTGTATGTAATTTACTATATCTGCTAAGCAAAGCCATACGGTCTTTGCGTTCAGCCATTACTCTAGTTCAGCAGCCTCTGCTTGAGCCTCTTTAATTTTTTCTGTTAGTTTATCTTCAACAAATTTATATACACGCTCAAATGCTTGATCTGTATTTTCACTATCACGCTTAGAATCAACAACACCAAGGTCAAGCCTTAATGACTGAAAATTACCAAGATTAAGTGTATATCCTAATGTTACTGATACTTTTGTATTATCGTTTTCCATTTACCCACCTTATTTTGTTTGTTTCTATAATTGTAGCACACTCTGTGTTGATTAGATATTCTCTGACCAAACTGGAATATACCTTCCATCTTCTGTTCTTGTATATGTAAGTATACCCTCTCCCATTCGTCTTGTCAATTCTTGGCTTGTTGGTGTACTATTATTTGTTATTAATCCATCTTTTCTAGGTTGCCCTATGTGTATTGATCCTAAGATAGATCTAATTTCTTTAACATGGTCCTCCGAATAATAAGATCTAATTTGCCATCCACGTTGTCCATTTGGCCTTGCTCCAACTGGTAATGGAATAATACCTTTTTTCATTAACTTTGGCATATATTTTCTGTGACGATTAATTAATTTAGCAGTCTCAGCAACGGTATATGCCTTTTGTCTATTGCGTCTAAAATCTGTTCGTAAACAAGTTTCAAGCCTATCTTTAGTAATATTATAAACAGTAACCATACCAGTAGAACGAGAACTATGGTAAAGCCTTACGAGGTCTCCATTAAGAAACCATATTTTTTTATTCCCTTTTACTACAGGTTCGTTATTGTACTGTTGGCTCTGGATTTTTCCTTTTGCAGTAACCATCTGCCCCTCTCACTTCCTGACGGAGGATGAAAAAAATCACGAGAACCACATGAAAGACAAAATGTCTCTAGGTGGTCTATATTGCTGTATTGCCTATCTATAAACATACGACCATTACATTTTTTACAAAAAATCATATTTTACCTTTAAGTTTAATTTGGTATGCCAAGAATAATTAAATTAACCGCCAAAGACAAATCTCCAGAAGAATTAAATCTTACAATACCCTCAACTCTTGATGTTGTTATTGTTTTTAAAATAACGCTTGCATTTTGTCCCGCAGGAGTATTACCGATATTTTCTAGTGTTGCTGTTACAATTGGTTTAAATTTAAAATCACTTGGAAAATCATAAGCAAATGTTTTTTCATTTCCTGCGCTTACTGTTGAGTTATTAGCAACTTCTAAATAACCACCAATAAATCTAGCCTCTGAGGTTTTTATATTTTGTTTTCCAGAACTAACTGTATCAACAGTCGTGTAATTAAAGGTTGCTGAAGAAACTTCTGTAGATAATTTGTTTACTGTTTCAACTAATTTATAAATGTAGGGCACATCTAAAGGTTGCCCTCGTTCTGGTAGTGGTATTCTTGCCATTTTATGCCTCCTATTTAATTATACCAGAGACAATATGCCAGAATCAAAAATAACTAACCCTGACTTTATTTCTTTTATTGATGAAGAAATTTGCACTTTAACGTGAACAGATGTAGTCCCTGTGTTTAAAAATTGATAACTGTGGGTTGGCGATGTGCCGTGATAAGAAAAAACTCCAGAATCAAATTTAACAAAAACATCATATGATGGCCTGTTTAGTTCGTCACCCCAAACCGCTGTAATGATTGTTGCAGTAATTGACAGTGCTCCGCTAACTGTTTCAACTGGAGTAGAGTTTGTAATAAAAGTTGGAGACCAATGAGATACCCTGTTTTTATCTTCTGATATAAACCTATATCTAACAATATAAGAACCTGTGTCTGAATCTACTGGGGGCAAAGAAGATTTTGGAACTACTATTTTTTTTGTAGCCACTAGGTTACTCCAACAGAAAATCTAAATTCTATATAATTTTGAGTATTAGGAGATTTAATAATAGTTTCAGCATTATCATTTTTAATAATTGTATAACCTGTTAATCCATAAAGTGGATTTAATGTAGAAATATTTTCTAATCTTAAAGCATCTAAAGCAATATAATAATTTTCAGATGGAACTAAACTTGGACCACTTTCTTCAACAAGAACACAGACATAAATTTTTACCGTTGTAACAATATCCCATGTAAAATTAGCACTTGTGTATAGTTCGTTTATCTTTTTTGAAACAACAAAGTATCTGTTGGTTTCAAAATCTGCAATTGAATTTTCTAAATTTCCAGAACTTCCTTGATTAATTTCTGATTCAAACCTAGCAAACTCTGAACCATCAGTTGATGAAAAATCAATTAAAATTCTAATTGTATCTGGAATGGATAAAGAGGCTCCGTCTTTATTTATTAAAGAAAATCCTAATCTTAATTCATCATTTAATGAGTTTTTTGTAAAATCAACATTTGCACCTGTTAACTTAATATAATTAGAACCTCCTTCAACAACAAAATGATCAAGGGATGGGCCACTATCTTCACTAATAGTAATGTTTGCCTCATCACCCTGAATTAAAATAGTATTATTTAAAAACCTACATCTTTCGTATCGTGATGCACGAGATGTTTTATAAAAGATAGGATTGTCTGCATTTGTTTGAAAAACTGGACTTACGACAGAAATAATATTATTATCTGCTGGACTATCAAGGGACTCTGTTTGTATTGGAATTAATGATGATGAAGAAATTGTTTGATATTGCCATGGCTCTCCAGTTGTAAATGAAAAAACTGTTTTGCTATCATATGATCCAGCAGATGGATTTGATCCAGCAGAATACAGCCCAATTTCAGATATTTCATATCTTTCTTCTGTCGGTAGTTCTGCAGTTAAAACAATTTTGTTATTACCATTTTCATTAATAAACCCTCTTGAAGAAATTGGAACACGGAACATCTCAAAATCTAGGTTTTCTTTTGTAGCAAAATCGTTTGATACATCTCCAGTTTGTAGTGGTGTAGGACCACAGCCAACTGCAATAAATGATGCATAGGCTGGTGCTTGTCCAAGCATATACTTGCCTATAATCGACTTACCAGTATTAGTTATCAAGAGCCTGATTCTCCAAATTCCGCTTCATATATTGTACCACCTGAAGTAATTTGTACTTCAACTTCCTCACCTATTTCAATATTTTCAGCCTCTATTATAAGATTTCCAGTATTTTCATCTAAATACACATAAGACCCACTTGGACCGCTTCCTATTGGGGGTATTTTATTTTCAAACTTTATTGGAAAGTTAGCAAAATATTTATTTGATGTAGATTGAAGACTTAAAATATTATTTGGATTATATTGTTGTTGTATTGATGATAGATTTTTAATTAAATTATAAGAAACAGTTTGTCCATTAACAATGTCATTTCTTGAAATGTTAATTAGTTCGTGTGCCCCAATATCTTCAAATAAAAGATCTGCTATTATTTCAACAGGAACTGATTCATCATCAAATAATACGGTATCTATTGGCGCAGTTTTAACTGATACGGTTGATACTGGTGTTAAGGTAGATCCTGGAGTTGATGGTGTTGGATAAATAATTGGTGTATCGTCAAAAGAAGTGCCTTCGTTACCATCTTTTTTTTCTATTGGAGCACGAAATATATTTCCACTTTCACGTCTTCTTTCTCTTTCAATTTGGCCAGTCGTCATGCCTTCATAGCCTGGTGTGCCAACTAAAGTTTTTGCTAGTTCTGTATAATAATCAGAGTATGAACTTCCAGAATTTGATTGTGAAACATTTACTTTAGGGCTTTCGTTGTATGGAACTGTTGGATTATTCCTTGCCCAATTCATTGCATCTGCGTAACCCATTTTATACCTCACTTAAATATATAGTCATATTTGGTCCATTATTGTTTCTAGAATACTCAATATTATATACTACAAAACGAGATAAATCTGAAGCAACCAAATCCAGACCAGAAAAATCTTTATAATTTATTGTAACAATGTCGCCCAATTGTAAGGTTGGGATTGCAAATATATTTATCCCAATTGATTTTTTAGGCCTCATAGTTTTATTTATAATCCAACCCATTAATTTTTCAGCATCGTCATCTGTCTGTATATATATGCTATCAATAGAAAATTCATTTTTACCATAAATCATTCTACTTTGCTTAATCTCATCATATTTTGCTTTTTCTATAACTGGAGAAATAATTAAGGTGTCACCTTTTAATTCTGGATCAGAAAAATTTCCACGTTTTTTAAAGTATTCATCTACAGTTAATTGTCTTGTTGTATCCTGAGTAAATGTTACACCTTGAATTCTTAAATAATTACCACTAGTTTCATCTAAATTTAATGCGGAATCTGTAGAGTTAAATATTAAAAATTCAGCACCATAAGAATCTGCTAAAAATCCAGAAGTTACATATCCCTTTGTTCTATTAAATGTTGGAGATAGTTGTGCATATAAGGCTGGATAAGCACGATCATACTTGATATCAAAATAAGCACATTCACGCATAATAGACCCAAACTCTTCAAAATACATATTATATTTTGGTGGTTCCTGTGCGCTAATTCCAGACAAATATGTTGACTGTACCACTCCACTCATAGCATATTTTCTAAATGATTCATTAAGATTTATTTCGTTTTCTCCAAATAATCCAGTTTCTTTATTAAAAGTATTTAAATTTTGAGTTTGTCCAAAAACATTATTTATTTCTGGAGACGTTATTGCAACTGTATTTTGTGAATAATTTTTTGATAGCGCATAAATATTTTCAAACATACATTTAGAAGATCCTCTAGTAAATAAAGCCATATTGTTATAAATTGGAAGTGGATCAGAATCGTCAACAACTTGAATTAATTTATTATTAATATATAAATAAAACCTTCTTGTTTTTCCAATATCCTGATATTCTACTGATAAGTCATACACTGTTGAAGTTTCTTCTGACGCTAGCCTTTTTTGTCCAACAAAGTTTCCATCGTCTACGGTAATTTTTGCAAGACCACCCCAAAGTTTAATAGGAATAGCATTATTATTTGCTGCGTCTTTTTTAATTTTATAAAAAACTACATTATTAATAGATTTTTCAGCATTTCCCTTTTCATCAATCTTTAAATAAGAATTAACATTTTCTTCTGTTAATGCAATTATTTCAAAATAATATCCGTTGTTAGTTTCTGGATTAACTAGCAATCCTAATCCTCCAGATCCTCCTCCGATAGTTACGTTTTGATCTGGCTGTACTCCAGATATTTGATAGTATGGCACGCTGCCTACTGGAGTTTGTGATTTATTTACATTATTTTCTATTTTGCCAATAATACGTACTCTAGTTCCAAAATGCTTATAAGCATTATCTAAATTTTTATAAATATATGAAACAAAATTTAATGGAGTTTCTGTAGTTTTAAAAGTTGGACCAGTCATTACTAAGGCTGATGACTGAATTGTTCCAGGCTTTGTAGAACCCAGATTGTTAACTTCTGTTTCTGTTAAAAAATTAGTTGACATAAAATTTTTTATAATACCATTGCGTGTAGTCTGTCTTGCTAAAACATTGTTAACTCCAGCGGCTCCTAAAATAGTTTCTGGATATGATATGTCTGAGTCTAAATTTGTAGTAAATAAAAATTCAGATTTCATATCAATTCCACGAATATTTTCATTATTAAGCCAGTATTGCTGTAACCCTGCTTGATGAGATGTGATCGGAGTTCCAAATTGTCCACGTCCATGCTCTGCTACTGATCCATTTTGCAATCTAGAAATATTTCCAACAGTTTGATAATATGGTGTTGCATATATGCGAACCAAGCCAGTAGGATATATTTTTCCATTAAATGGTAAAGAAGAAAAATACTTTTGGTATTCTTGATTATTGCTAATAAAAACATTTCCAATGCCAGTTATATTAAACTCTACTGCATCATATTTTATTATTTCTCCATTAGAGTAAAAATATCCCTGAAATCTACTAAGCCAATAAATATTTTCTCCAAAATCCATTATGTTATTTATAATTTTATTATTTTCTACTGTTGGAGCAGACTCAGAAAGATTAGAATTTAATGGCATAGCGCTTAAAATATAATTACTTTGATTTGAAGGAATTTCGTTTATAGTTTTTGTAGTTTCTGTACCAGAAACCTCCCACAATAGTGATGGCTTATATATCCAAGTTTTATCTCTATCGATCATGCTTGATTGTTTAATCGAGCCATACGATCTCTGAATGTATCTAGTAGTATAATTAATTTTTCCATCGTTATATATTTTTTTATCTTCTGATGCTATAGATATAATATTAGGCAATGGGGTAGATGACAAATTTTTAAATATTCCAGTTTCTGTTTGAGAATTAGAGCCAGATAGAACAAAATCTGTACTTCTTTCTTCTGTTGTTTCTGGCATAAGATAGTCTTTACTCATAACAACAAGATTATTGTATTCATCAAAAAACATTGCTGTTTGTGTGGCAATTGCCAATTGATTTAAAACCTCTGCAACATTTTGGTCTGGCCCAACAAAGAAAAAAGGAATAACCATTTCTGATTTTTCATCAATTCTTTTAAAAATATAATTACTGAATCCAATATAATCTAAAAGTGTTGCTATTGCATAACTTAGTGATGCCTCTGTTGTAAGTAATCTTGGTGCTGGCATTGATTCTAAAAAGAAAAATAAATCCCTTAATCTAAGAGAAAGAGTTCCTGCAGTAATATTTGCTTGTGGAAAACCCTCAGAGTACAATGTTTTAATTGGAACATAGTAGTCTTGACCAAAAACATCAAGTATTGTTTCGTAAAATATAAACTTAATATTTTTTCTAATATATTTTGAAACAATACTATTTTCATTTTGATCATTAAACGCTTGGTCATTATCAAATAATGATAGTTCTCCATTAGATGCTAAAAGTTGACCTACTGGCAACGATGTGGTTCCAATGTCAGAAAGAGTTTTAGTAATTTTAAAATCAATTACTTTATCAGAAATATCAACGACTAATCTTGGAGACATTTCAATTAAATCAAATGTAGACTCATACTTGTTCATTGTATCTACAACAATTCTTATACCCCGTATATAAACAAAATTACGAAATGTATTTTGACCCTGAATATTATCTACAAAAAATTCTGGAGATGTTAGGTCGCTGATAAAATTACTGTTTGCATTTATTGTTTCAGATCCTAATTGCCATCCATATTGTGGTAAAAAAGTTGAATAACTCCCATTGGTCCAAATATAAAATGTTCCTCTATCTGAATTATTTTCTACAACTAAGTAAGCATACCCCTCTAAACTTAAATCTGGCAAAAGAACAGTTGAAGAAATAGTATCTACAAAAACAAAAGATGATTGATATTGTTCTGGTATTTTTAATCCATATTCTAACTCGACATAGCCATCTGAATTAATAATAGGATCACCAGATTCACGCAAGTCGCTTTGTTTAAAAGAATATGCATCTACCCATTGATTGCCTCTAAGGTATTGAACTTTCCAGTCAGATGGAGTTGTCTTATTTAAATTTCCATAAAACGGATCGGATATTGTCCCAGTTTTCGTATTAAAAACTCCTAAATCTATATCTCCAACATTTGTTTGCATTTTAATTACAATCTTATTTGTTGGGATGTCTTCTTTATAAACCACAAATGGTGCTGCATCATTTATAAAATATCTTCCATTAGAATTAATGTTGGCAATTCCATACTCAGTATTATTTTCTGTTCTATAAGATGTCCAATATTTAAACTGATCATATCTAGAGGGCATATAATATCTAGGTCTTTGCCCCATAAATTCACCAGAGTTAGATAAAAATTTATTATTAAAATATGAAGCCTTATTAATACCAGATCTTGGTCTAAAAGGATTTAAACAATCTTCTAAGGAATAGATTAACTTTAACTTTTCTTTTTTTGATATAAACTGTTGAGGAGTATTATCATCTTTAAATCCACCATCAATGACTACATCTGCATCTGTTGCTCCTGTATAAAAATTGCCTGTATCTAGACTGTCAAAATTATTTGGTACATTAAAATATACAGAAGAATTATCTGTTGGTCTATATCTGTAATTTCCTAATTTAAAAATATTATCTGGCATATTCATATTCCACTCAGCCAAAACTAATGATTTAAGTTTAACGGTTGCTGATTCTTCTAAATGTGCCTTTAAATCTTGACTAACAAACACTTTATACTTCTTCCATTGTTACGGATACGTTCCAAAGATCGTGATTGCTTCCTCCACGTTTTACTACTGAATAACTAAAGTCTGAAATAAAAACTTGAATAACTTGATTATATTCTGCAAGGTGAGTATATGAAGCACCTGTTATTGATCCATCAACTGGGAAATTACTATATTTATCATATGCTAAAAACATATAAAATGGACCTTTATGATTATCGTACCAGTCAAGCAATTCAGATCCTCCAGCACCACCATCAGATGTGAATTCTTCAGAGGGTCCTGTTAAGTTTGTTATACCTGATGAATTAAAACTAGGGTCTGTTGAGTATGATCTTGATGGCAAATTATTCCATGAAACAGACATAGCAAGTTTATCTGCAATATGATAAGATCTCATTCTTCCATTAATGGTTCTTTGACGTTGCTCTATTCTTGTTGGGTTAAATTGCATTTCTCCTCTGTTGTGATCAGAGAGTATTAAAAATTGATCAACTTCTAGTTCAGGAATTTCTCCAACTAACTCTGCTCCAACCTCAAATCCAGTTGGGACATAAAGACCATTTTGAAGTGTTCCAGGATTTTCTGACCATAGTATTCCTTGTGGTCTTTGATATCTTTTTCGTCCAGTTAAATATGCTGCTGTGGCCACTACTTTTGTCCTCTAATTCTTTGAGAATCTATATATTTAATTTGATTCATTACCGCTCTAGCAATACCGTCTGGATTTGCATTTGAGCCTGAAACATTAATTCCTACATTATAATTATACACTGCATTCGAATTATCGCTTACAGATACACTATTAGATGATGGTTGTTGTCCAGAATATGAAGACCCTATCATTGATGGATATTTTGATTCATTTAACATTGAAAGCATTGGGCCAAACTGTTGAGTTGCTCTTTTATTTATAACAAACTCACCAGGAGTTAACATTGCTGGAACGGTATCAGAACCAATCTTTCCACCAACAGCCATATATTTAGGAACTATGCCACCCAATGCTCTTTTAATTGTTCTAGATGGAGGAGGCACCATTGTTTTAGATGTAGGTATTCCGCTGTAGCCACCTGAACTTGCTGTCCTAGATGGAGGAATAGATACCCCTGTCTTTCCAGCGGCAGGGGCTGTAGTCTTTGTTGTTTTTGTTGATGTTTTTGATTTTGTTGTCTTAGGCTTGCCTTCTACTATAGACTCAATGTTTTGTGCTACTCCGCCAGCAAATGCGCCTGCTGATGCTCTAGCAACAGCCTTTAGTGCTGCTTCTAGTCTAGTTGCATCCCCCATTGCTAGTTGTAAAGCATTTCTTAAGAATGAATCTTTCTTTATATCGATATTTGCATTTTGAGCAAGATCTAATGCCTTAACTGATTCATCAATCTTATCTTTGGTTAATCCTAAATAAGTAATGTCTGATTTACGTTTTTCAATTGTTTCTTCTAATTTAGTTTTTAGGTCATTCTGTGATTTAACAATTCTATCAACAGCCAATTTTTGATTATTTAAAGGCTCTATCTGCTGCATTTGTATCTTAGTAATATCAAGTTGTAGTTGTTTATTTTCTTTTTCAAGTTTATTACGACCAAGGGCTGCAATTTGAGCATCCCTAGAGCCTGTCAAAGATGCCTCTACTCTTCCAAAAGCAAAAGATGCTGATCTTTCTCTTGACTCTTGGGCAATAGATGCAGCAGCAGAAATATCTCCACGAGTCAAAGCATCGGCAAGGCTTAGCCTGCTTTTTTCTGCATTTGCGATTTCTTCATTAATTGTCTTTATTTTTGTTAATGCATTAATTTGTAAATCATAATTTTTGTTAATATCTTCTTCTTTTAATGCAATTTGATCAATTAAATAACTGTTGGCTTTTATTCTAGCCTCAAGTGGGTTTATGCTATCTTGAGTAATTTGATCAATTTTATCATTAATACCTTTTAATATTTTTTCTTGTTTTTTTAATTCATCGTTATATGCTTTAAGTGCAGGAGCATTAGCCATATCAATTAACTGCTCCTGAAGGGCAATATAATCTTGTGCTTGTTTTAATACATCAAGTTCTGTTTTTGCTTTTTTCTTTGTTTCATTATTTATATTTTTATAAGACTCAAGTAATTTTTTATTTGCAGCCTCTTGCTCTTTTGTTATATCTAAATTAGCCTTTATAATTTTTTGTCTAATTTTTTCAGCAGCAATTTGAATATCAAGATCATTAGGGTTTGCCATTGCTCTTTGCAAAGTGTTTATTTCAGCAAGACTAACTCCAACGCCTAATGCTGCTGCTTGTACTATTAACATCTTATCTTTAACATTAGTAAGACCTATAGCAGATTTAGCAAGTTCTGAATCCATTTGGCTTAATGCAGCATTTAAAAATAAAATCTGATCCTTTCCTTGTGGAATTGTACGAATTGTTGTTTGCAATGCTTTACCAAAAAGGTCATTAAATTTTTTACCTGAAATTTGTCCACTCTTAAACATTCCAGTAATTCCATTTAGATACGAAGTAAACATTGTTCCTGAATTTTTTAATTCTGCCTTTGCTTCTTTATTAGGAAGCAATTGTCTAATCGGACTACGACCTTTTCTAAAAGTTATTTTTTCTTCAAGATTATCGTTAATAATTTTAGGAAGTTTAGAAAGTTCTGCACCTATATCAGTCAATACAGACTCATTTAATAAGTCAACATCAACTGATGCAAAATTAATCTTTAACTTTGTTTTGCCTGCTTCTTCTTGAATTGCTTTAAGAATTAAAGAAATTTGTTCTTTACTAAATCCTTTTCCAAGCAACTCTTGACCTTTTGCTTGTAATGCAGCCGTAGCATCTTTATCTGATAACTTGGAAACTGCATTAATAGTAGATGCAAATTCTTTAAATGTGTCTGATGATTTAAATTTATCTAACTCTGTTCTTGTATCTTTGTCAACAACTAGTTGTAATTTTGTTGATTCTAAGCCAGTCTTGGTTGGAGTAACGCCAAAATAATCTCCTAGAGATTCAAGTTGACTTGTTGTATTTCTTATTGCATCGCCAAAGGCCTCTAGTCTTTGTCTTTCTTTTTCTCTTGTTTTATTAAGCAATATAATAATTCCAGTTGTTACGCCGATGGCAACTCCTAGTGGACCAAACTTTATTAAATTTGCAATGGTTAACAATTTTTTAGGCAATAATTGTAAAACTGTAGAAATACCAAACATGATGCTGCTAAATTGGAAAATAATTCCTGATAACTTTCCTAAACTACCTCCAGCCATAGATGCCATACCAGCCAAAGAGGTTAGGGCAAATGTTCCACCCATTATCTTACTATTAAGATTTGAAAATTTTCTATTATTTTCTTCTATAATATTGGTTTGTTTTGCTTGTTGAAGCAATAAAAGTTTTTCTCTATTTATTCTTGCATTTGCTGTTACATCTGATAGGTTTAATGCTGGTGTTTTAGGTACATTCGCTGCTACCGCTCCAGAAAATGGAATTTTTGTAACTCCGCCCCTAGTACCACCAACCGCAGCAGTGGCCAGATTTGCTCCTGCCCTTGCCACATCATCTTGTCTGTCAGCCATTCCAACTTCAAGACCACGAGCAATGTCTTGACCTATTGGAATTGCTTTTTTAGAAGGAGATGCTGATCCTGCACCTTCTTTTGCACCTTGAATAGCAGCATTTGCAACGACCTGTCCTTCTTTAAATGAAGCACCCTTTTTAAGTTCTGCTAAAACCTTTTGTTCTGCAGCAGATCCAGCACCTGCTTTTTTTCTTAAAAAAGGTTCAACATATACTGACTCTTCAGTTCCCTGTGGAATATGAGCAAAACTAAAATCTTCCATACTTGATGGAATTGGTAAACCTCTTTGCGAAAGTTCTCTTGGAAAATTTCTAACAGTTTGTTCTTTAAGACTTCCACCAAATCTTTCTGTGGATGCTCTTTTAACAATTGTTTGTCCTGCTTCATTGAGTGCTAATTCAATTCTCTTTATATCTGTTTGGGTTCTATCGCTTGATAATGGAGCAACAAGTTTTCTTAACGATACAGATAATTGTTCTGCTTGTTCTGCGCTAATCTGTGAACTTTGTGTTAAATCTTGAACATGTTGTACCATTAGAGGATATTGTTTTTCACCAAGTTGTGCTACTGTAGTTATTTCATCACTAATGCCACTCTTAAAAATATCAAATATTCCATCTAATACTGGATTTAGTCCTTGCCAAAAATTATTATAATTATTTGCTGTTTGTGTTATTCCAGCCTCTGCCATTCCTGCAGTTTTTAATGCAGATGCAAAGGATGCTTTAGCCTGTTCGTTAAGTTTTAGCCATTCTGGATCCATTCCAAAACCGCTAGAAGTATTTCCTGGAGCCATCATTGCAGCGGAAGAAAATTGTCTTTGCGTAAATGCTCCACCAAGAACTGTTCCTATTGTTCCTCCAACAATTCCAGTCTTTTTAAATCCAGGTATATTTCCAGAAATAAGTCCTTCAATTATTCCAGGATACTTTTTAACTGTTTTGGCAGAAATAATTGCTTCTCCATTAGAAGCCATAACTGGAACTGAGTCAGATGTTGGTCCTCCAGGACCTGAAATTATTCCTCCTTGTGCTAATTTTTTAACCGCTCCTCTTGGTGGCATCATCATGCCAGGATTATTGAGCATAAATGCGTTGCCTGCTCTAGTACCGCTCTGGTAAGCAGCAATTAATTTTTGAAGTGCTGCCGTTTCAGCAGTAAATTGTTGTGTTAATTTTGCATGTGACTGATCTAATGAGTGTGCTGCTGCTGCTGCTTCAAGTTGTTCGGTATTTAAATATTGTGTTTGTTCTCCAAGTATTTGCGATTGGCCAGTTAATCTTAAATAGCCTTGACGCAAAATCATTGCGCCCTTCATTGCATTTGCAAGTGCGTTTGCAAGCAAACCAAATGTCATTAAAAATATTGGTCCGATTGCACCTACCGCAACAGTTAATACTGTTATTAGTCTTTTTGTTCCTGATGAAAGATTTCCAAATTTTTCTAACACTCCACCGACAAACTCAACAATTGGTGTTGCTGCTTCTAAAAATGCTTTTCCAACTGGCACAAGCGCTAATTTAAGATCTTCAACACTCTTTTTAAATTTATTCATTGCAGAATCTGCAGTCATTCCTAGTTCTTGTTCAGACAAAGCAGACAGTTCTTCTACTGATGAATTGGCTAAACTAAGAACTCGTGATGCCTGATTTCCTTCTTTTGTAACATTTGCAAAAAGCGCTGAAAGACGAGCAAACTGGAATTTTCCAAACATTTGCTCAATTGCCTGTGCTCTATTTAATGGATCTAATGAATTAAGCGCTTCAGCAAATTCTATTACGGTTGCTTTAAGATCGCCCTTATTCTTTGTTACAATTTCTCTAGCATTAATTCCAAAAGCCGCAAGCATCTCAGATGCTCTGCCTGTTGGGTTAATCAATGATGCAAGACCAGATTTAAGTGCGTTAGCGCCCTCTGATGCATTAATTCCACCTTCTTTCATAGCAGCCATGAAGAATGTTAGATCTTTTACATCTCCACCAAGTTGCTGAATAACTGGAGCAACTTTTGGAATTGCAGTAGTAATGTCGTCAAGAGATACTACAGTTTGGTTTTCTACTGCGTTAAGGAAGTTAATAGAATCTGCAAGTTTGTCTGAAGACATTCCAAAAGCATTTTGTAAAGAAATCGTTGTCTCAAGAGCCTTTTGTGTATCTATTTGGCCAAGAATTGAAAGGCGAGTTGCTTCTGTTGTTTGACGCTGTAGGTCTAGTCCTTGAAAACCTGCTGCTGCAGCATCTGCTGCCAAACCAACAGTAGTAGAAACTGCAACGCCATACTTTGTAAACTGTCTGCCTAGTTCTGTTATATCATCTAGTGCCTGCTGTGTTTCAGCCTTTGGTGTAAATAAATCTCCGTATACTTTTTTAAATTTAATAGCCTGGGCTTCCATATCCATAAATGTTTTTGTAGCAGTGCTACCCACAATGGAAAGTGGTATTGTGAAACCAACCATTAACTGACGACCAGCCCATTGAGTATTTTTACCAAAATTCAATAGGTTAGTAGTACCTTGTTTCATTAACTGATTAAATAATGCCTGTTTTTGTGCTGCAATGGCTGTCTTTGTGCCAAGATCTTGCATATTAAGCGAGGTAGGTCTAATAGCGATTGCTTCCATTGCTCCGCTAGCATTACGACCCATTTTAATATATTGGGTTTGTAATGTTTTTACACGTTCTTCGGCTACCTTGCCAATTGTGTCAAACTCTGATTTAAATAATCTACCAAAAGTTTTTGTAGATGCACCAGCATAGCGGAAGTATTCCCGCATTGAAAATTTATTTTTTTCTAAAGAATTAGTAAAAGATTCTGCACTTGTTTTTACAGTCCTAAGTTCTGCAGAAAAAGCGCCAATTGAATTGATGCTACCAAGTAAATTTTTCTGCAGAGACTTTTGGGCAATTGCTGCTGATTCGCTAGATTTAGCGATAGAAGTGTGAAACTGAGATATCTGTCTTTGTAAAGCCTTTAGTTGTGCTAATGCTTCAGACGTATCTATATTGACGCCAATATTAGCATTAACATCAGCCATCGATTACACCTTCTCTAATATATAGTTATTCCTGTGAATTAAGAATGTCTGTAACAGATGACAGATTAATGCCAGATGCTGCTTCAACAATTTTATACACAGTTGGAAGATCAAGTAGATCTTCTAATTTTTGAATGTCTCCAGCCAATTCTGGCTTGTATTGCTCCATAGCAATTTGTACACACTCAACAAGCAGAGTCATTGATTTCTCATTATCTTCTGCAACCTTAGCCACCCCTTCAAACTTCTTCATAAACGGACGAAGAAGAGAGATTTTTAGCGGTCGAACTGTTATCTTTGTTCCATCAATGAGAGTGACTTGTTCAGCCTCATACGTGGTTGTCGCCATTATTTCCTCCTATAGGTTATGTCAATTATAGCACAAAACGCTTATTTTGTTAGGTCTTCATAATCAAGACCCATGCCTATGCCAAACCCTGCTTTCTGTGCAGTTGGACCTTGTAAAGATAAAATATCATTGCTGTCAGAAGTCTGCCCCTTACTAAACACTCTAGCCTTCATGTCTTCCCATTCTTTTTGTCCCCTGCCAGATTCTGAGTTTTTATCTAAGTCTACGCCTTGAATTGCAGCCAAAAACTTTTTCTCAGTATAGTCTAACTCTCTACTTACTTCTAAGGTTGCCATTAATTCTGGCATAGATAGAGATATTTCCAGTTCTTGATAGTCTTTCCATATACCCAGCAAAAAAACCTCAGATTCTAATTTTGCAAGATCTAAATCTTTCCAGGTTTGGCCACTGTCGATTGCCTGATCTTTTACTGGTGTCTCAGATTTTTTATTAATTCTGATGCCAGCAGATGTATCTAAAATCTTATATATTGTTGGCATATCTATGTTATCTTCTATTTGGCTAACTGTATTAGATATTGCTGGATAGTATTGCTTCATACAAATTCTTACACATTCAACTAATACACCCATGGCTTCATCGTCACCTTTTGCATCTTTAATATTTTCAAATATTTCCATAAATTCACGAAGATATTTAATTTTTAATGGTATTATTTCTAATTCTGTTCCATCAAATAAATGTATAGTTTGAGTATTATATATAGTAGTAGCCATAGAACTTCCATTTTACCATAAACTACCTTGAGAAACAAAAAACCCACCTAGTTAAAGGTGGGCTTTAGGTTAATCTAAATTTAGATTATGATTGTCCAAATGTACGATCTACGATCTTACCATAGGATCCTGATGTGTCTTCAGGTAGAAGACGGAATGAAACTTCAAACATAGATGGCTCATCACGCTTTGCGGATACGGTTACGTTCTCAATTGATAGAGCACGGTATGCTGTATAAACACGTTCAACGGAATCAGAAACATCGCAGTCACCAGTTCCTGCACCAACAGCAACGATTCCTCGTTCTACTGGGCATTCTCCAAGTTCACCTGCTGATAGATCTAATGTTCTACCTGTAGATGCTGACTTATTACCTGTAAGTTTTGAATCAGGGAATGCTAATGCATAAAGCAAGTTTTCTAAAGTTGCTTCAGCAAAAGCGGTAGCAAGATTAACTTGCATACCTTGCTTATATAGTTTTGCAACGTCTAAAATTTGGTCTACCTGGACTTCACCGAAGTCTGGTTGGAACTGCAACTCTAAACCGTTCATGGTATAACCTACGTTAGTATAATCTAAATCATCTGATAGTGTATCTTTAAAAGATTCGCTAGCATCAAATGACTCCAGTGTTCCTGGAGTTAAAGTTGTATCAGCAATAAAAAGCGCTGCTGCGCCAACGATAATATTATTCGACGTACCACGGCTATATGGCATATTGTTCACCTCTTTCTTAGTATTATTAAGTTGTTCGGCGTTTGTGTTTCCTCAACTCAATTATAAGGCCTTTTTATGAATACCTTCTTGAGACTGAGTCTGAGGTATGGTAGTCATATTCAATAACTAGTTTATTTAAAAATAGTGTTCTTGCTGAGGCCAACTCTGCAATATCCCTTGCTTCATCTGCTTGATATACCTTAATATTATGGAAATATACGTTAGGTGTTATGACTTGATCATTTTCACCAATTATAGGATTTGCGACTATCCAGGTATTTAAATCTTGGGCTGCAGCATCTTCTCTATCTAGGCATTCAATAATAACCCTTGTGGTATCAAATAGTTTAGAAAGGTTTGGTCCATAAATAAAATAAACTAGTTGTTCTCTTTTGTGCCTATAGAATGGACTAGGTCTAAATCTAATAAGCCTATCAAACATTATAACTACCCCATCAGGATTATTTCTAATGTACAAACTATCGTTATACACATCTTCTATATTCATTGGACTTTGAGCAGGGAAAAATGGTTGAAATGGGTTGGGTCCTGTTGGCATTAACCCAAACTGCTGAAGTTCGCTATTTACGAAAGCATTAAGAAAGGTTGGTGGAAATCCAGTCTGAGTAGATATATCAAGAGTCATAGTTCTATTCTACACCAATCTTTGCATTAGCAATCCATTTAAATCCAACGTCTATACCTTTTGACTTACCCAGTTTAGCCCCTGATTTAATATTTTTCTTGAACACAGTTGGTTTTTTAATATAATCATATATACCACTAGCCCTTAAAAATGATTGTTTAAAGTATCTTAACATAAACTCATCCATAACTTTTTCAAAAGAACCTTGAACGTTATTGCCTCCAGGATTTCTAATTGTTATTGATTTTTTAGTAAATATAGTTTCTCCACCTTCACTAAAAGCAAGTACGGATGATCTTTTTGGACTAATTGTTACTGGAGTTCCTTCTTCCATAATTTTTGCTTTATTATAAAAAGGAACATTTGAATCTTCTTTAATAGTTCTAGATTGTTTAAATTTTGAATTAATACTTAAACCTAAATTACTAACCGTATAACTTATATCAAAAAGTCTTGCACTTGGACTTCCAGTTTGATACCATTCATATACGTGATGAAGTGCTGATGGATTGCCTCTTGCAGAAACATCAACATAAGCAGCCATAGCCTGGATTGTACCTTCTCCAAGATTGTTTAAAAATATTTTTTTACCCTTGTTAACACCATCTAAAAATCCAAAAGCGTATTGAACAATATTATTCATTTCTTTGTTAAACTTTTGAGTATTGGTTCTTACAATCATTAGTCACCCACTGTTTGATTCTCTGTTCTACGCCAGAGCATTTTATAATATTCTGTGCTATTAAAAGGTCCTGTAAATGGCTCTACTGTTGCCACTTCGTATATGGTTCCTCTTCCAGCCCTTGGTCCAGCAGTTTCTCTATAAATTAATTTATCTTCACTATCTCTTATGTTTGTTATTAATATGTTTGTTACAGCATTATCAGAACCTGTTGATGCTGTTCTTGGATCTTGTTTTGTTCTAGCAATAAGTTTATTTTCATATTGTAAAAATGTCTCTGGTTTAATATCTTCTGTACCTGCTCCACCAACTGGCGTAGCATTACAAGTAATAGTTCTATCATAAACCCAGTCTTTTGTGGCTTGGCCATATTGGGTTTGTTTAATAATAGGGTGATATACATCAGCCTTCATGGGATAAAGGAAGTCTGTTTCTGGACAGCATTCCATTATAATACTCCTGGGCGGATAATCGTTTCTTTGTATTTATCTAGTATTTTATCTACTAATATATTTCCAGTACCGTCAATTAAACGCTTATCGTATTCAATTTTAAATTGATCAGTGCTGTAATTTTTAACGTATCTCTTATAATAATCTAATCTTCCACATTTAATATCATCTATCAACATTAGCGTTGCATCTTGAATATCATAAGGAACAACTCTGTATCCTGTTTCTGCTAAGATAATATAGTCTGCGCCTTCTGAAAATGCAACACCTGGAACAACTGTTTGAGTGTTTCCGCTATCCTCTGTATCAAACAAACTCATAGAATCGGATATACCTAGAGGTATACGAGAGTATCTTCTTTCTGCACGATTTATAGAGTCAACGTTTTCAAGTGGATCCTTAGTAATTGCTGTTTTATCTTTAGTTATAAAAAAGGTATAATCTGTTAAGGCTGGGCCTTCTGCATTTTCTATGTCGTATACAAGTTCTGCATTTTCATATATTTTTAAAAGTTTATGTGTTTTTTTCCAAAGCGGTAAATAATCATTTCCTTGACCAACAACCTCTAAGTAAGTTCTATCATAGTAAAAACCACCAACAATACTATCAATTATTGATCTTGCTAAATTTTCATATCCTGTATATAGGGCTATATCTGTTGCTGTACCAGATGTAGCAAGTGATGCAGGGTCTACATAAGGTCTCATAACTTCTAGGTTATCTTCTACAACAATATCACCACGAACAAGTGTTTCTCCAGAAGATCCGCCGTCTTCGTAAATTGTTAGCGCATATGATTTATCATATCTAACAAAGTCTCCACCTAAAGAATAGGTTATTTTATTATTAGCATTAGATGTAATGGACTCTTCAATTTCTGTTAATTCTGCAACGTTTTCAATAACAATTATATAGTCAGCGTTAGCATCTGGAACTGTGTAGGTTACAGAAAGCGGATATGGTGGAAGACGTAATATTTGCATTTTTATTTACCGTAATATGAGGCTACCTCTTCAGGTGGTGCAAGACGTACCAACCTGTGCGTTAACCACTTTTCCGATGCCTCCTTTGAGACTATGTTGTATCCTACTTTTAAAGCACCTAGGTTATCCATGTGCAAATTTCTTTCTGAATATAATGCTACTTTATTGTCCATGCTTTTAGCCTTGCTTGCTTCTTCTACTCGTTCTTCTTTATTTTTTGGTGGAATCCAACTAGCCAAAATTTCTAAAATCTCTAGTTTAGTGCTTGCTTCAAATAACTCTATACTATTTTTCTTTGCATATGCCTTTAATGCTAGTACGGTTTTAGTTGATAGTTCTTCTATTGTTAGATTCATAATTCTCCTGTGTTCATTTGTAATTATACCAGAATAACAATAAGGAGGGTAGTTTTTACGCTACCCTCCCTAATATAAGATTTTTTAGATCTTAGGAATCAGCGCTATCTGAGTCAACATAAGCGACTGCATCTAGTTCTTCCCATTGGATACCAAATCGTACAAATACTGTGTACTCAATAGTATCTTTCTTTGGCTTGTATTCACGGTTTACAGTGATGTCTCTCTGGAAACCCCATACACGGTTCTGAGGGAATGTCAAATCGACATAACCTGCAGGGTAGTAAGGAACTTCTAGAACATCTACACCAAGTACACGAGTTGTACGTGAGTTGCCAGTTGTCTGTGCACCACCATCAAGGAATGCTTGACGATTTGCTTCAGTGCTTCCTGGACGGTTAGCAAATGCTTCTGCAACTGCATCAGCAAGTGTACCGTTGTTACGAACAATACCAGCAAAAGCATCAGTACCTGCGTAGAACTTAAGGTTTGACTTAAGTGCACGATACTTGCGAGGCATTGCTAATAG